CTACTTCTTGATTGTTTTCGTTTGACATCTTTTTAATTTTGTTTTTTTGATTTTTTTTCATTTTAATAATTTAATTATAAATAGGTTATGAAAATTTTTAATTCCAATACCCATTATTCTTTTTAAAATGATCTAGGTTGTTTTTATTAATCCAATTAACAAACATCATTTTAATCATATTCATATATCCAAATTTTTTAAATCGTCTATTGTCTTGTGTAATTAATTTTGGTATCAAACAAAATTCACTTGGTTTAAATTGTTTTGATAACCACCAATCCTCTGACTGTATGATTTCTATATCGTAACCACCTTTATCAAAAAAATCTTTTTTTCTGATGAGCATGAAGGCCCCGACTGCAAATGGGTCAAATAGTGATATAAACTTTGTAAGATGATTATTAACAGAGAATAATAATTTTGCCTTTAAATCCTTGGTGCCTTTATATACTGGGGTTGTGGAAACAATCTTTTTGTTAACAATTTTTTTCATCGCCAACGCAATTGCGTTGTTTCTTGTGAAAGTAACATCAGCGTCAACAAATAATATATAAGGGGTTGTTGCTTTTAAAGCGCCGTTGTTTCTAGCAACAGATGGTAAACCACCCTCAACAACCTCTATATTTAAATTAAGTATTTTTTTATAAAGTTGTACAATTGATAGTGTTGTATCCTGTGAGTTATTATCAGATATGATAATTTTAGTTTGACCAATCTTTTGATGATAAAGCGCTGTTAACAATCTTCCTATATATTTTTTTTCGTTTTTTGTTGGTATTACTATTGTAAGTTTTTCTTCCATTAATATCTGGTTATTAATTCTAACTCTTTATTTTCATAGATAACGTATGAACAATTCTCAACCCAGTCACCCGTGTTAATGTATCTAACGTTATTGATATTTTTATCAGATGGATTATGTATGTGTCCACATACAACCGTGTGACAGTTTCTTTTCTTTGTTTGACGAACCATCTCGTTCTCAAAATCAACCATGAATGAAACAGCGGCTTTAACATTATCCTTTAAGTATTTTGAAAGAGATGTCTTTTTACCCATTCTTTTCAACCATCTATCAAAAACAATTGCCATATCATATCCGATTGAACCAAGTACGCCGAGCCATTTTAATTTAATTACACCATCGTATTTGTCACCATGACAAAACCAAACACCATCCTCAATAAATTCATCAACAACAATAATGTTGCCAATATGTAATGGGCTGTATTCTCTTAAAAATTCATCATGGTTTCCTGAGATCCAGATAATTTCTTTATTTTTTGATTGTTTTAATAACTCACGAATAACCTTTGTTTGATCATATGAGAATTTTCTGTACTTTTTAAATAACCACCCATCAATGATATCACCCACTAAAATAACTCTTTCGTAAGATTCTGTTTTAAGTAAAGTGAGTATTTCTTCCGCTTTACACCCTTTGGATCCAATATGTATATCAGATATAACTAATGTCCTCATTAACCTTTTTATATAAATAGTTTTTTAAACTATAAAAAAGGGAGTCCGAAGACCCCCATATATACCATAACATTAAGTTAACCTTTCATTAGCTCGTAAGCTCTTGCCAATCTAGTCATTCCGATACCACCACCAAATCTTGGGAAAAAGTCAAATGATAAGAATTTTTCAAGTTCTGCTTCCACACGGTCTTTACCGAATAATTCAAACAATTTACCAGCGTAACCACCATTTTCAATGGTATAGAACATTTCCTTCATCTTACTTACATCACAACTTCTTTCTGCGGAACCGATAGTTTCTTGTCCATACATGATAACATCAACCTTATTAAAGATTCCGTTTTGATCATTTTTCATATTCCAGAACGGATTTGTTCTGATCGGGAAATGTTGAAGTGAAACGATATTTCCTTTCTCTTTCCATATTCTTGACTCGTGTTCATCTTCCAAGATTGAAACACCACCATATTCTTCACACACATCTTCGTATTGTACCTCATGCATTGAATCACCAAACCCAAGATAAGCCAATAAATCACCTTCCAATTTAATCATATCTTCCATTGTACCTTTTGATTCGAACTCAAACATTGGAAAGATTAATTCGTGTCTACCTGGGATTGGGTTCTTCTCTTCTCTGTATGATGTTGAGATGCAGAACACTCCATCCCATTCAGGGTTCATTAATAGTTCATGCTCAAGCCACATTTGCCCAGTTTGTGGTAACGGCCAAATCTCCCCGCTGTATTCAAATGTTTTAACTGAGTGCGGGTTTTCGCATGCAGCAAGGATTGATAATCTTGATTGTGTTGGTACCTCTTTAAATCCTTTTTGGATAAAGAAGGTTCTCATTTTTTGTACCAGCTCGTGGTAAGTTTCTGTATTTTTCATCTTTTTTTGTTTTTAGGGCAAAAAAAAATCTCTTCAAAAAGGAGAGATTTTCATTTACGTGATTATATTATTTTTATTTTGTTTTTTTCGATGCATCTGATATAAATATGCGTATTTTTGGTAAAATTCAGTATATTTATATAAATAAAGAAATTGTTATGAAAAAACCTATATTAAACGAACAAATTATTAAGATGCGCAATATGATGGGTCTTAATGAGAACCATATGGATGACATGTCCAATGCAAAATCAAACGCTAAACAACAACATGATTTTTATCAGGACGCTATTGATTACGTTGGTGGTAAGGTTGAGTGGAATAAATTAAGTGGTAATGAAAAAGATTCTGTTTTGGCTGATATGGAAAAAGATTGGGATCGTAGTAGAAATATGGGTGAAAGTAATGATCCAGAAGAAAAAATGATTTCTTTTGATGATTTATTAGCTCAAGATACTGATGGTATGTCACCAGAGGATCAAGCGATGATCGATGCTCATGATGAAGAAGAAGCTAATAAATACGCTTCAAAAAATTATGATGATGTTGAGTCAGGTGCAATCGATGAAGATTGGGGTAGTTCTGATCAAGGGTATATGAATAAAACAATTCACACCGATCTTAATGAACCAACGGAATTTAATTTAGGGATGTATGATGATTTAAAAAATGCGGCTGAGGAAGCTGTAGATCATTTTTGGGATGATTGGGAAGAATATAATACTGATAAAGAGGGTTTAGTGATGAAAGCTATGAAATTATATCTAAGAAGATATTTCCCAGATTGGTACGAAAAAGCATCAAAAATGTTTGCATAAATGGAAAAAATGATATTAATAGAAACGATTGCTAAGATGCGTAAAATGATGGGTTTAAATGAAACCCAAAAAGATTCCGAACAACTCATACGTGAAATCAGTTTAAAATCTTCTGGTATTCAAGAGTTCGTTGATTATCTAAATGATAACCCAGCGGCAATAGCGTACCTAGGTTTTAAAAATATGTATAGCTTAATCGAATATATCAATGATAATGGTGTCAATGATTGGGATCAGTTAAGAACTGAATTGGAAGCTTATAAAAAAACACAAGGTCATGAAAGTGATCCAGATTTTGACGATCCGATTAAATAAGATTATTCAAAATACAAATAATAAAAAAAGGAGCTTTTAAGCTCCTTTTTCATTTTCTTTGATTATCAACTCCCCCAGTACTTCCATTTTACCGAGTAGTTCTTGAAAATCTATTTGTTCAATACCCATATCATCTTTTGTTTTTGAGTAAAGTTTTTCTAATAAATCTTCGTATTCTTTTTTAGCGTCATCCATGTTTAATTCACCTTTAGCCGCTTTTTCATAATAAGATAATTTAACTTCAAAATGGTGGTAAGTTAATAAAGCCACACCACCTTTTTCTTTTGCGTTATCAGCAATCTTTTCAGCACCACCCAATCTTGTTTCAGCAAATGATTCAAGTTTTGTTGATTCGTCTTCAGCCAATTCAATTGGATTAGCCCTACCATGGTTTGTTCTAATACTAGAGGGTGCGTTACCAATAGGGTTAGCTGGACCACGGCTAACACCATCAGTCCATTTACGTTTTGTTGTACCAGTGGGGTTTTGTGATTGGGGTGTTGACCCGTCCTCATTTAAACCCATCATGGTTTTTATTCGTGATATTTGTTCGTTAATGTTTTCCATATATTTTAATTAATGTAATTTGTCAATTCATATTTACCAGATTCCATTCTATATAAAGATATTTGTAACATCTTTCTAGATGGAGTACCATCTTTCATCAATTCAACACTATACTTAACCGTTTGGCCGTAAGCAACATGTTCTGGGTTTATACTCTCCCAATTAACAGTATAACCTTTATGGGTAGCATATTCTTCAGCTGATTGTAAAGCACCAGTTTGTGTTTCAAAATATGTCTCTTGTTGTAGTTTCCTAGCTTCTCCCATTTCTTCATTTTCATAAACCTCACCTTCTTTACCAGTTGTCATTCGTGTTGAAGATTTTTCTTGTCGTCTTATTAAGTAGTTAAGAACTTGCTGTGCTTGGTATTTATCAGCATATTGTTCCCCATTATATTCATCAACCATATATCCATCTTTATATGGGTATTTTTTCATTACGATATATGTTGTGTCCCCATATTTATCAGTATTTTTTGTAATGTAGTATGTAATTGTTGATTCTTCAACCTCATCATTCCCACCCATTTCTTCATTTTCATAAACCTTACCATCTTTACCAGCTCTCATAGCCATCCAAGAACCTTCCTCTTCTTCAAGCTCTTTTTGGAGTTCATCTAGATTTTCTAATTTAAGATCACCTAAAGCGTCCATCGTGTCGTCATAACCAGGCATTTTATAATCTGGTTCTTCTTCTGGTTCTCCGAACATATCATCAATTAGTGATTGGGCCATTGATTTAAGATCTATAGTGTTGTTACCTTTACCCATGTTCCAAACATGCTTCAAGGCATTCTCAAGATAATCAACTCGATTATCAGAATCAACTCTAATACCTTCCATATCATCAATTAGTGATTGGGCCATTGATTTAAGATCTATAGTGTTGTTACCTTTACCCATGTTCCAAACATGCTTCAAGGCATTCTCAAGATAATCAACTCGATTATCAGAATCAACTCTAATACCTTCCATAGCAAGATCCCATCCACCAATTGCGGATTCTTCATTTTTTTCAAATGTTTCAGGGTCTCTATCTTGCTTATTAGCAGTTGCATAATAAACTTCTTCACCCTTTTTTTTACCGTATTGATCTTTGAATTTATTAAGAACTTCTGTGTTTTCGTCAGTTTCTTCTTCTTCTCTCATTGAGTTTACTATATCCGAAGGTGATAGTTCTTCTATAGCGTTTTTGCCATTTCGGCTAGTATGCTTAACACCCATCATTTCTTGTATTCTGGTAAGTTCTTCGTTTAAGGTAATTTTTTTCATAAAAGTGTTTTATTATAAATACTTTTATGAATGAAAAAAAACAGTACTGGTAATTTAAATGTTAAGTCGTCCTATCAGGGCTCGAACCTACTGAGTTATAGATAACATTATTAATTTCGTTGGAGATTTATCTGTTTTAAACAATGTTCCAACAGATAATATTCAATATTCGGTATTTTCCTCAAGAAGTTATATTCATACGAATAACAAAGTATTTCTTCTCTTGGTGATTCTCGTACACCTTTATACCTAAAATAAAGATGTAAAGATTCATGTACGATAACAGCAGCGATGTTGTTAAGGGATTTAGCCTTAGCATCTGCTGATGATATTATTATACTTCCTTTTGTGTCTTTAGAACCCTCGTTTGTTGAGTAGTTACCAGACCAAAAAGTTATTTTATCACAAACTATTAAAATGAGTTTATAAGTGGTCGTATCTGTTTGTTTAATAACCGTTAACGCACTATCAACTCTAAGATCCCAACCATCACCAGCTTTATCTATAACAACTTGCGATTTGCAAATCATTGTGGATAAAACAATTACGATTATTAATATTAGTTTTCTCATATTAATAAATAGCACCAGAAGATAAACCCTATCAATTTGGCCTACCACTCGATTATTTTCATTACCAATATGTCAAAGAACCACAAAAAAAAACCTGAACTTGTAGATTCAGGGTTTTGTATTTTATAGTTTTACTTTAAAATTTTTTTAAAAATCTCCAAAAGTATCATCATCCTCATCAAAATCACTTTTTTCGTTACTATAATAACCTTCCTCAATATCAGTCATTATAGTCTCAACCTCATAAAGGACATCATCTATTTTACCGATAACGTTTTCAAAAACATCATCTTTAAAATTTTCGTTATTGATCTCACTCAATTTATTTTTTTGTTCATCACCTAATGTTATTAACTGTTGTTGTAATTCTTTTAAGTATTCAAACGCAATTTTATTCATACGGTATTTTTAATCAATAAATATCCAAATTTAGTGTAAAGTTATTTTAGTGTTTAATACTTTTTTTTTAAAAGTAAATGGTTTTTTTAAAATTTTTTAGTATTTATAATTAATCAAAACAAATAAACATGAAAAATCTTTTTTTAACGCTAGTATTAGCATTTTTAACCGTAATTGGTTATGCACAAACAACGGCTCCATCAAATGGTAATTGGGTTATCGTTGACTCATCTTACGCAGTTGGTCCACAATCTCAAGGTTACACATTAGCTAACCTTTATTATGACAACACAACAACGAGTAAAATTTCTGGTTTACAATTCCGTGTATTCTACGACAAAGTAGCTTTCGGGGGTGCGAAACCAATCGTTAGCTTATTGTACGGTACTTCTGATCAGTACATGCAATATGTTGCAGATTCAATCAACGGTAACATCACCATTACTTTAGCTTATACAGGTACAAACAACGCCTTTACATACGCTAATGGTGCAGCGTTCCAGATTAAATTCTTTCACGAAAATTCAACCGCTTTCCAGGCTTTAACTAGTATTGATAGTTTGAAGATTACGGGTACTTTAACATTCCCATCTTACGCATCAACAATCGCTGGTATGGACACAAACTTATCTTTATATAGTTATGGTGGTGAGTTCAAAATGAATAGATTAAAATACCACGGTAGATTCACAAACGTAACAGGTTCTGGTTCTAAGAACATCACAGTTGCTCTTGAAAAAAGACCTAAGACATCAACTGGTGCTTGGACTCAAGTGAAACTTGATACAACAGATCTTACAGGTTATTTCGCTTTTGATGAAATCTTAGATACAACTTATTGGGATGTTCATTTATATGTTAAAGGTGATACAATGACTGTTGGTAATACAGTATCTGTCGCCGATGCACAAAGAATTAACAAATATGTATTAGGTGAAATGACACCAACTGGATTTGATTACTACGCTTCAGATGTTAATGGATCAAATAGTATTACAATTGCTGACGTATCAGCTATCTACGGTCGTTTAGCTGGTAGATTCTCTGTATGGCCAAACTCTGTACAAGACGTAAGATTCTTTACAACTTCAGAATACTCAACAATTAACGGTTCTTCAACTAACTATACATCATCAATTGCTGGTGTAACTAACTTAATATTTGATATCATCGCTGGTCAACCTGACTCTATTACATATTACGTATTAGGTGGCGGTGATGCTAATGGTACTGGTTTCCATATGGCTCGTTTAATCCCTATTGAAATTTTAAACCCTAGTAAAACACCTGAATATATCATCGATGAAACAGTTGAATACGATTTCCCTACATCAACAATCGAACTTAATTTACCTAAAATTGAAATCACTGAGGGTACTTTAGTAAACATACCAATGAAAGTTTTAACCGATGGTGATCAAGTTGGTTCAGCTCAATTAGCTTTAGCTTACGACAACACGTTATTAGAGTTCAAAGGTATTCAAACAGAAGAAAAATTCATGAACTGGATGTCATTCCTAAACCCTAATAACGGTATTATTGAATGGGCTGGTGCTGATATGAGTAGAAACGAATATTTAGCTAACAATGGTGACGCTATTTTAACATTACAATTTACAGCGTTATCACCACAAACAAGCTGGGGTAATAGCCCTTTGTATGTTATTAGAAAATATGCTGGTGATGCAAATGCAACCGACTTAAGAATAACCCCAACAAACGGTGTTGTTAAAATATTCAAAATAAATGGTGGTGGTACATTAACAAAAGATTGCGAAATAATTGTATATCCTAACCCTACGGAAGGTTCAGCTTACGTTAATTTTAGCGTACCAGAAGATGGTGAAATAACGGTTGGATTTTATGATGGTAGCGGTAGATTAGTACATACTGTTTTCAGCGGCAAAATGTATAAAGGTAAATATATTTACCCTGTTGATTTAAGCAATGTTGTACCTGGTACATATTACGGTATTTTAAGAACTCAAAATGAGGTTAAAACAAATAAAACAATAAAACTAAACTAAAATTTAAAACAATGTCAGAAGAAACAAATGTCCCTGAATCAGACGGAACTTGGTCAGGATTAAAGAAAACAATTATCGGGGTTGTAACAACAGCTGTTATGGCTGGTGGTACTTATTTCACAACTACTTTATTTGGTGGTGGTGATAAAGATGAAGCTAAAACAGAACAAGTAGCACCTGCTGCTCCTGTGGTTGTAAATCTAACAAATAATAACACTAACCAACAAAAACAATCTTCAGGGGGTACTAATACTATTATTAAAGAAAAGACCACTGTTATAGAAAAAGCAGCACCAGCTGCGGCACCAGCCGCTGTTAAAGCAGAAAAAACACCTAAAAAATCAGAAACTGAAGATAGTCCTTGGTAATCAAAAAAATAAATAAAACAAAAAAAAGATATGAAAATTAAAGAAACTTTAAAAAATATGATTAGTTCACCAGCCCCTGTAAAAGTAGAGGATAAAAATAGATTCTATTATATGTTGCAACAAATGCAATCTAATAGATGGAGAATCACAGCAATCGTATTAGGGTTGTTCACGTTAATCATCGTTGGTATTAACGCAGGTGTTTTCATGGGTGCCACAATTGGAGAGGATTGGAAAGAAATGTTGTTAATTTTATTAGGTGCCTTTGTTGGTAACTTGAATAAAGTTGTTGACTACTGGTTCAATTCAGAAGACAGAGATAAGATGTTAATACAAAAGGTGGATGAGGAAGACGGCGTATCTTTATCAAATACATCAAACGTTTAATATGAAAAAATTATTATTCATTATATTACCAATATTATTCTGTGCTTGTAAAACTCAGGCACAGAATATTGGTAGTGTTAAAACTGAAGAATATAAAGCTAGTTTTGAACAAACCCAATCAATTGAGGTTGTTTCAAACTACACTGACACAGTAAAGTATCCAATCCAATTATTGAAAATTGGGTTTACAGAAGAACTTTATGAGATGTATCCTGAACTAAAAGATAAAAGAGTTGGTTTGGGTGTAACTAATATTGTAATCGAATTTCTTGAGATGACTAACAGATTTGTCTTCACTGAAGATAAGTTAGAAATCAAAGAAAGAATGGTTAACCAATTTAAAGCATCTGATAAAGGGTTTACCGAAAACAAAGTTGATGGTAGGGGTAAAGTTAAATTAGCGAAATACTTTGTTTACATTGAGGTTTATGACTTTAGTGTATCCGAAGATGAGGTTGTTAAAATTAGTGGAAAAGCTACCGCAACACAAACAACTAGACTAGGTATGCAAGTTAAATTTGTTGATGCTGAGACTGGTGAAGTTATTGTTGGTTCTGGTTTAGGTGAAGCCAAAACCGTGAAAATGTCAACAATACTAGATGATGTAGATGAAATCAAATTTAATCAATCTACAATAGGTACATCAACAAAGAAAGGCTTAGAAACCGCATCATCTAGAGTTGTTGTAAAATTAATTAAAAAGGGTTTATTTAAGAACTAAAACGTGCGTGAGAATAAGAGTACTTATAATTTTTTGTTTGTCTTTGCTATGCAATATAGCAAATGCACAGACATTTAACTATTCTTATACTGACCCTTGCAATGGCAAGCTTTATAATTTAACAATTCCTTACGGGCAAAATCAAATAGCTGTATCGTACTACGGTCAAGTGGGTACGTTTACGGCTAATGATTTTAATAACGGTGCTTTCGATAACTGGGCAGTTGGTGTTTTTAATCAATATCAGAATGCTTCTCCGTGTGGTGGTATTGGAACAGCTGTTACAATATCACAAACCCAAAGTACCGCTTTAAATGTGATTAGTATATTTGGGAGTTTATCAGCTATTAGTGATATGGCATCTAGTGGTACAGGAAATATAATGGCAGCCGCTGGGTCAATAAATAATGTTGGGGGTGGTAACGGTGATTCAAAATCCACTGACAATAACAAAGAAAATAAAAATGGAAACAATTCTAACGGATCAACAGGTTCTGCTAGTTCTTCTGGTAGTGGAAGTAATAGTGGTTCTAATAACGCTGAAAATAATAGTAGCTCGAATGGATCAAGCGGATCAAGTGAAAAAAGTGATGCAACCAACAACAATACTGGGGAATCTGGTGGTTCAGATGGAACAACTAACAACAACTCTGGTAACTCAGATGGAACCAATAACAACAGTTCTGGTAACTCAGATGGGACCACTACAAGTGGTTCAGGTTCTGGTAGTGGGTCTAGCGATGGGTCTACATCAAATCAAACAGAAAGTAGTTCGGATAAAAAATCTGATGCCATAGGTGGAACAACTAACGCTGTAAAAAGTAGTAGTGGTGGTGGTAATAGTAAAGGTTCAACTACAAGTAAAAATGGTGGTAGACCATCTATACTCATGAGTAGTGATTTAGTTGGTTTTCAGTTCAACGAAGGTGATGTTAATAAAGGTTCAAAAATTAACGCAGGTTATTCATCGGTAAGATACGATGGTTTAAGATCACATGGTTTTATGGGTGATTATACGTCATCAATAAAGGGTGGTAATATCACGGGTTATTACGCTTGGATAAATTCTAAAGCTATCACATTACTATCCACTACCGTAACTATCGGTTTTGCTGGTAGTGGATCATTGTATAATACCATCGCTTTTGGGCAGATGAGAAACATTAGAAAATTTAAAGCTGTTTATATGATTACCGCTTCTGTCGGACAAATTTATAAAGAATCATATTATGGATCAGCAGCGATTATTGGTGGTAACAGAGATTTTAAAATAGGTAAACGGGTTGATGTTAAAACAATGGCTTTGTTTGTTTACGCACCATTTGTTAGGTATTATGACGATGTTGTTTTAAAATCACCATTTGTGATTCTACCCATTGTTGGGGTGAATTTAGGTGTTACAAAAACATTTAAACTAAATTTTAATTTTGGTGGTGCTTATTCAATTGGGGATAACGTGTTGAATTACACTATAATGATGGGTACAAGATTGGCATTATGATGAGAAAGTTTTTATTATTTTTGGTTATAATTATTTTGGGTATACAGAAAATAGCTGGTGCTCAAGCTACCTCTATTACAGTGGGTGGTGCAACATCTAGTTTATCAACAACATATAATATAGCAACTTATGTTGACCCTGATTTAATAATCACAGCAAATGGTAATATAACAGGTTTTAGGGTTCAAATATCACAAACATACACCACTGGTGATGTGTTAGATTATACAGGTACGTTACCAACAGGTGTTACTCAATCATGGAACACGACAACAGGTATTTTAAGTTTTAACGGTACAACAACCGCAGCGAACTGGCAAACATTACTAAGAACGGTTAGGTTTAAATCAACATCAACAACTTGTTACGCAAATCTTAGAAGAGTAACATTTGTTGCTGGTACAGTATTTTATAACCCATTAACTGAACATTTTTACGAATATGTTGCATCATCTGGATCTTGGACAACCGCTAAAAACTCAGCTGAAAATCGTTCATATTTTGGTAGGGTTGGTTATTTAGCCACAATGTCATCTGAAGCGGAGAACAACTTTATTTGGAAACTAATGTCTTCGGATGGTTGGTTTGGTGGTTCTGATGAACTTTCACAAGTTAATATAGCAAAGGGTGTGACAGCATTCGCTTCACAAGCTGCGGTAGAAGGGAAATGGCACTGGGTAACTGGACCAGAAAAAGGTACACAGTTTTCAAACGGTAATACCCCAAGTACAACGGTAATTAGCGGACAATATCATAAATGGGCGGGTGGTGAACCAAACAACGCTGGTGCTGAACATTATGCGCAATTCTATTCAGCAAATAATGGTTCATGGAACGACTTACCAAACACAAATTTACCTGGTTTTATTTGCGAATATGGTGATATGCCTGGTGATTTAACATCCAGTGTAACAATATTCACAAGACAAATTAACGTTGGTAACGGATCAACAGGTACAATAAGTGGTGGTGATATTAATGTTTGTTCTGGTTCAAATAGCACAACATTAACACTTAACAATATGACTGGTAGTGTTGTTAGATGGGAATCATCTTTTGATAATTTCTTTACAGCTGGTACAACAATATCAAGCACATCACCGAGCATAACAATCCCAAATATAACAAAAACAACTTATTACCGTGCAATTGTAAATTCAACAAACCCTGTTAACTGTTCTTCATTACCATCATCAAGTATATTTTTATCAGTAAAACCAACTCTTTCAGGGTCTGTATTTGCTGCGAATAATACAATATGTTCAGGTGGTCTTGTTGAATTAACTTTATCAGGTCAACAAGGTAACGTAAACAAATGGCAAAGGTCGATTGATAATATAAACTGGACTAATATTACTAATACAACAACGAGTTTAACGGAAACAGTATCTTCATCTGGTACATATTATTATCGTGTTGAGGTACAAACCCCTAATTGTGGTAGCGCTGTTTATTCAACGAGCAAATCAATAACCGTAACAGCGGGTACACCACCAACAGGTGGATCTGTTTCATCGGCAACTCATGCAACAACAACAAACTCTGGTACATTAACTTTGAGTGGGTACACTGGTACAATAGTTAAGTGGCAAAGATCTGTAAATAATGGGGTTACTTGGACAGATATAATAAACACCGCAGCAACTTATAGTTATACAAACCAAACAGACGGTACGTTATTTAGAGCTCAACTACAGAGTGGTTCATGTGGTTACACATACTCAGCGTCAGGTATGATAATAGTAGGTACATTTACTTATTCAGGTTATGCTTATAATACTGAAAATATTGGTATACAAGGTGTTATAGTGAAATTATATTATAAGGATAAAAATTCTTCAACGTATGATTTATACGGTTCATACACAACAGACGCAACTGGTAAATATACAATATCAACGACAGCTAGTTCAAGTTTAAATGATTATAAATTGGTTATTGATAATGCGCCGTTATCAAACCCAACAATAACAGATATTAATTTCTTTAACCAAAAAGTTTTAACACAATCTTTTAACGCTAAAGATTATTATAGGATGGATGTTAATAACAATAATCTTTTAACAATAACAGATGTCTATTTAATGTACTATAAAATTAATTTAAATAGTTGGTTATTTACGATACCAACATATAGGTTATTTACGTCAGCCCAATGGTCGGTAATTAATGCGTCAAACATAAATTTAGCTCTAACTTATTCGGGTGTACAAACATTAATATTTGACAATTTAGTATTAAACGGAACCACAAACATTTATATAATAAGAACAGGTTACAAACAATAAAAAAAATTATGAAACAGTTTATTTTTACGTTGATTATGGTACTCACAGTATCAAATTCAGTATTTTCTCAAACTAGTGAACCCACCTCAACGTTCACTCAAATTTGTGTTAGTGTGGATTCAGTATACAGCACAATGAAAATAAAAGAATTTAAAGATAGAAATATTTTATTCGGTGTTAAACAAATCACTGAAGAGGTTTTATCTGAAAAATATTCACTATGTGAAAAAAACGCTACACCAGTTATGGTTGAAATCATCAGAGTGGGTACTCCATCAACAACTTTTAGAATTGCTGGTGTTGGGGCGGCAACAGAAACAACTCAAATATTACTTAAATTGCGTTTTGGTGATAAAGTTATTGATGGTATGGGTGAATCAGCGACAAAAGCTAGTTACGCTTTTATCGAATTAAAAGAAGGTAAGGTACCTTTTAGTAAATCATCAATAGGTATTGCGATGAAAAAAGCTATAATTGATGCAGTAAGTAAGTTATAAGATGAGATACTTTGTAACAATACTATTAATATGTGTTTTTAGTCATTTAGGAGCCCAAATAAAGAGTTTTGACTTCGGTGGGGTATTACTTACAGGAAACAATAAAAACGTTCAGATAACGTCTAAAATGAGCTATGAACTTAATAATAAAAAAAAAGATATTGGTGTTAGTTTAAACCCATATTATTTTTTATTTTATGGTCAAAAAAATAATGAGTTTATTAAACAATCTGAGGATGCTAGATTAAACATTTTCTCCTGGAAAGAGATTAAGAATAATTACAGTGTCATTTTATTCTCAACAGTTGAACATTCTTTTGTTAAAAAATTGGATTTAGGTATTTCTGGTGGTGTTGGTTTTAAAAAATCATTTAAGACTAATAAGTTAGGTGGTAGTGTTTCACTCGCCTACGTTTACGATAGGTCAGAAATATCAAAAATTAAGTTTGGTAGTAAGCGATTATCCTATAGACATACTTTAAAATATAAAAAAAGTGATTATACCTTTGAACATAATTTGTTATTACAACCAGCTATTATTTCAAGTAATGGTTTAATTTGGTCTAAAAATACTGTTGGTAATTACAACTTATCAATAACCAAAGCGATTAAGAAAACAACATCCATTGGGTTTGTTTATGAAGGATATTTATCAACAATTAGTTCTGAATTAAATAAAAACATAAAACCTTTAGATCAAAGATTTAGTTTCATAATCAAATATTTTATCCCTAATTAAATCAAATTTCTTTTCCTCGTATAAATCGAATATTTCTTTTGAGAAATTATCGGTGAGTATAAACGCATCAATTTTATTAGTAAAAAGGTCTTCCAACCTATTTTTATATATTAAAATTTTATGATAATCAATATATCTTTTATTAAAACCCATATTACAATAATAAAAAAAGATCTGGTAAAAACCAAACTATTCTAAAAAACAAAAAAGGGTAGACAAATCTACCCTTTTAATTTTGCTTGAAAGTTATTTCAATAAATCATAGAATTCTTTGAAGTGTTTAATACGATCATCAAGACCAATTGTACCACCATTTACTCTTTTTGTTACAGCTGTAACAGTTGCTGTGTCAGCACCTTTATCACAAATAGTCCAAAGACCATTTTTGTTGAAGAAAAATGCTGCTGAAGCCAACGGATATTTAGTTGCTACTAAATCTGGGTTTGCTAAAATGTCGTCTTCTACAGTTGCATCAAACGCTTTGTAGTTGTCTTTACCAGTTAATTGGATAAATCCACGACCTCTGTGCTTCCAACCATCGCCTGATGCTTCATTTCCATTACCCATTCTTGATGAGTATACTTTATTTGCGATTTTTTCAGGATTACGAGCACTACCAGCGGCAGTTGCAGCGTTAAAATACTTTCCAAATATCTTAACTAATCCATCAGCTGAATAGTTTAAGTTTTCAGACACAGCTTTAAATCCAGCTGATTCATGACCACATTGTGCTAAGAAATGAGCTAAACGCAAAGGTGTTGTAATATTAAACTTAGCAGCGGTGTCAGGGATCTGAGCAATAACCGCATCAGGAATATGCCCTTTTAACGCTTCTAACTTAAAGTTTGATGCTGGAATAGCTACAGGTGCCGCGGCTGGTGTAGCTGATGCTGAACCTTCGTTTAAACCCATTTTTGTCCAAGTTGCGTCACCAACAATACCGTCAGCTGTTAACCCGTTAGCGGTTTGCCATTCTTTGACTAATTTTTCTGTTCCTGGACCAAAAGCACCATCTGCGCTTGTACCCAATTTTGTTTGGAGTTTTTTTACTTCATCTCCTTTTGAACCTACTTTTAATAACATAATTCTTTTTTTTTTGATTTTTTTATTTTATTATACTAACAGTAAATACTTTCAAAAAATCTTTAAGACTCATTTTTTTAATTTCAGCAAAAAATTTTGCAGCTTCTAATCTCGAAGTGTATTTGTTTGTCCTATTAATCGGTTCTTTGGTTTTGTCAAATCTATTGTAAAAAATAATCATATGCTTGTTTATTAATAAATATATAAGATTATAAGTTAATTTTTGTTTTTATCAAGATATTTATTAAAATAAATTAACTATAATACCAGGTAAAAAAAATTATTAAATAGATGTTAAGTGGTTTATAAACTAAAAATAAAACTAGTAAAAGTAAAAACTATAAGAAACCATATAGAGGCCAAGGGAGAAGATAACTTTAGAAATAAATTCAAATCAGGTAGGGAAATAATTATAAGTTAATTGTGGTTATTCTCAAACCAATACATATGGTAAGTAAGGTCAAAATTTTAAATAACCTCTATAAAAAAACCACCGTAATTGGTGGTTTTTTATATTTTATAGGTCATCGTAAATCATAAAGTAGAGTTCTTCTTTTGGTCTGGTGACCGCAACATAATGTATATTCCTACCTTCTTCATCAATATCACCGTCATCCGTTATAAATGAATATTCAGATAAACTGTGTGTTAAACTACCATGTTTAATTAACATATCTGGGTCAGCCGAATTGATAACAACACATCTTGGGAATTCTCTACCCTTGCTTTTATGTATTGATGTTACAAATACATCAGAGTCACTGTTTGATTCAATAAATTCAATGAAGTCTTGGTTATTTAAGAAATACGCTGAAACATCATTCAACTTCTTTTTAAGACTATCTGTTATATTAGATTTTTTAATATTATCAAGATCTGTTTTTGTTATGTAATTAAAATAACGCATTGGTATTTTCTTCTTCAAAGCTTGTTTCTCAATCTCCTTGATAATGTTATTTGTTCTAACAAGCACGGTCAGTGGTTTACCATCTTGCATCATTTCAAACAACCTCTTTTTTGTTATAAATTTTTCATCAACAAAACCTTCATTTTCCGATTCAGGTATAGCCATTAACGAACTAAATTTATTGGCATTCTCAACAATTTTTTTATGGGATCTAAAATTTTTTGTTAATGTTAACTCAACAACCGTCTTTTTTTGTTTTAGTAAAGATTCAATCTTTTCACAGTTGGCACCAGAAAACCCATAAATCGACTGGTTTTTATCACCAATAAGGTAATATTGTTTTGCATTAATAGCTGATAAAATTTTCATCTGAAGTGTTGATGTATCTTGATACTCGTCAATAAAGATATAATCATACATACCATTAAAAAACTCCTTGTGCTTTGGGTCACGTGTTAATTTTTCTGTGTCAATTAACATATCAGAGAAATCACGACTATTAGTTTCTTTTAAAAACGCAACGTAATGGTCATAAAAATTTGGTTTAGGTGCCTTAACCCCATCATAAAATTGTAGTTTATAAGCTGAAAAAGATGAAGATATACTAGCACCTTCTTCATAAAACCTTTCGATAGTCGCATAATATTCCTCTCTTATTTTCCTCGGGTCTTTAAATGATGGTTTCTTTTTATCACGATACCAGTTTATGAAATCGTAAAATGTTACAATAGGTTTAAATTTACCCAATTTACCCAACGTACTACTTGTAAAACTATGTATGGTTGTGATTTTAACCTCATTGTTAATACGATTTCTCAATTCATTTACAGCATCATTGGTAAATGAAAAGAAGATTATCCTATTTGGGTCAACACCATTTTCTAATAGGTGATTTAACCTACCTACTGTTGAATGCGTTTTACCACTTCCAGCTGTTGCTGATAATATTACGGATTCTGGTCCGCTAAACTCAATAAATTCGAGTTGTTCCTTAGTATATCCTTTCATATTTACAAAATTAGAAAATTATTTGGTTATAAACAAATTTTTTTTTACTTTTGTGTCATGGGTATAATAACATTTAAAAGCGCTTTTGATTCGCACACGAAAAAATTCAGTAGAATTAAATTAGACGAAAAGGATATTCACAATTGTGTTTCCTTTATTAGAGGTGTTGTTAAGAAACAACATAACACCACTAAATTGGTTAAAAATAATCAGAAATATAAGGAAATGTTTACACTGACCTGTGCGATAACAGCCATCTCAAAACGTATTCAACACCCTATTATGGATTATAATAATGTTAATGTTGAACCTTTGCAGCAACTAAGAACATCATTTGAGAAGTGGGTTGATGTCATTATATTCAATTATAATGAATTCCCAATCTTCTACAGACCAATGTATAAAAAAGCTATCTTTGTGTGTAAAATTAGTGATACGGAGTTTATTGTTTGTGGATATGCCACCCCAAAATTGATCGATAGTTTCCACTCAAAAATGTTAATTAATAACCAAACAATAAGAGAACAATCAAATATGAGTGCTTTTTATGGTTTTGATCGTTTAAGATCTATACCAGATAATGTTTACGACTTCATGAATTTATTCATTTAACTAGGTATTTATATAATAATATCATAGATAATGAGTAAAAAAATATACAAAATGACAGAAGGTCAAGTGGCCTCAATTTTAAACAAAAAAGGTTTATTGGATAAAGAGGTTACTTCGTCTTTGGGTGAAGGTTTAAACCTTGATATTATTCCTGAATTATTTTCAATTCATGAAGAAGCTGAAAATCCAACGTTTTATATTTCAAAAAATAAAGAAAATTTTGGTAAACCGATGATGGAGAAATCTGATGATTGTTATCATGTTGTTGTGAACCCAGAATACAAAGATCTTTCTTTTGTTTTTGAGGTTATTAATGATATGTATGAAAACAAAGAGTTTAGTTCGTTAATGTCTGAATCAAATGTTGTTTGTGAGGAGTGTTTTGAATTAGCTATTGAAAAGAGATTAACTGAAAATTTTGATCTTTGGGTTCTAAAGGATATGATTTCTGAAGACGTAAAATATCATCTTAATAATGCTATTCCTTTATTGGAAAATGAATATAGACCTGGTAGTGAAAAACACGCTATGGTTATTAAAGAAGCGAGAGAGCTTTGGGAGAAAAAGATGATCAAGTTATCAGCTTTAGACACAAAATTATTTGAAAACACAGATTTAGGTAGATTTGGTTTATACAAGGGTCAAATGGTTTCATTGGATTTACCATTTACTGAAGATATGGCTGAGGATGAACTTATTGCTGAAGCTAAATACCAAGGTAAGGATGTTGAGTTGGGTAAACCAAAAAGAGGTGGTTCAAAAAAATTCTATGTGTATGTTAGAAAACCAGGTGGTGGTATCAAGAAAGTATCTTTTGGTGATACAACTGGTTTGTCAGTTAAATTAAATAACCCAGCGGCTCGTAAATCATTTGCTGCTAGACATGATTGTGCTAATAAAAAAGATAGAACAAAAGCGTCTTACTGGTCATGTAGATTACCTAGATACGCTAGTTTACTTGGATTAAAATCTAAATTCGGTGGATACTGGTAAACCGTATAAAGATATCGAAATAGGTGAAAACTATGTGATAAGGGAATTTGATGAGAATATCGATCCGATTGAACTTATGTGGCATAGAGATAATGAGGACCGTATCGTTGAGGTTTTAAATACAACCGATTGGAAATTCCAATACGATAATCAATTACCCATACCTTTAAAAGAAAATGTCTCACTAAAAATAGCAAGGCATGATTGGCATAGGGTTATAAAAGGTACTGGTAATCTAAGGTTAAAGATAATTAAAAGTTAATCCTACAGTTTCCATATACCGTAGAATTAAAATCATCATCTAACCATTCTATACTAGAGCTTGGCCCCCCATAGAATACATAGTTAGAATTCTCATCTAAAAACTCTTCTTCTTTTCCAGCTGGAACAGCAATTTCAACACCTTGTAATGTTATTGGTTGGTTTTTAACCGATTCATTAATGACTCCACCATAATTAAAAACATATAATGGGTTATATTTAGTAAATCTACTAAATAACTGTATATTAATTTTTCTGTCACATTTAACCTCTTTGTTAAAAGCGTAACATAACATCTCAGCTGTGGCTCTATTAACCTTAAATTTATGTACTGATAATATCTCAGCTAACGGATTTTCGTAAATCATATAATTGATTATCAATCTTATTATAGAAATCAGCTAAAGTACGATCGTTTATTATTTCGGTTGTTATACCAGTGATTAAATCCATTTCTTTTTCAGATGCATGCTCATCACCACTAGTTAAATTTGGACGGTTTACAGACCAAATAACACCACCCATTTTTAATATGGAATCAACTTCATGTTGAAATCTTACATCGCAAATAACCACATCTAAATCTCTGTTTTGTTCATACCATTGCTCAAAACGTTTAACCCAAAATCCACGACCAAATGTTTGTAATTCTGGTATATACTTCGGCATATCATATTGAAATACTTCGGTACCCATTATTTGTAGCACCAATCTTGGTGTAATCCCCCAGGTTGGGTCAATTTCATCTTTAGCATCGCCAAAAACCTGTTGTTCGGTAAAACCGAACAACTCCATAGCCCCGCGTTTAATTGGGTTAGCAAAACTATATTTTACAAAATTTTTGTTAGCAACAAGGTAATCACCTGTTGTATCTTTACCTGAACGTTTTTTTCCTAAAACACCTACTATCATTTTATACTTATTTGTACAAAAATAATAAAAAGGTTTTAAAAAAACAAATCCCCAAAAGGGGATTTTATTTATCTACCTAAAGTACTTAGGAATTCATCTATAACTGATTTTTGAAACCGTCTTGGTTGTTCTTGAACTGGTTGTTCTTCTGGTGCTGGTTCAGCGTTTGCTGTATCTTCAGAATCTTTGTTTTGTAATTTATTTAATATATCATTCATATCCTCTTCTGTCATCTTTGTCATGTCGATCGCAGATAAGATTGAGTTAACAACATATTTATAATCTTTTGATTCTAATTCCTGTGCACCTTCTCTCATTTTTTGAGTGATTTTACCAGTAAGTTTTTGAACTGTTTTTAAAATAGGTTCGTCAGTATTTTCACCGCCTGTTTCTTGAGCGGGTGCTTCTACCGCTGGATCAACTGTTGTATCAGCTGTTGTATCAGCTGTTGTATCCATACCCGTATCAGCGGGTGTTTCACTTGAAAAGTCTGTGGCTAATTCAGCTGATTGTTCAGCTGGTTCCGTTGCGTCAACTGTTGCGTCCATACCCATATCTACTGTCGTATCAACGGCTGGTACCGCATCACTATTTTTAAGTTTTAAAATATAACGTTCAGTTATACTTTTTTTTTTAAAACATCGATATTTTCTTTAAAATCAACAGATTCGTTAATATCCTTAAACATCATGTTTAAATGTTTTAAAGCGTCAGCGTATGATTTGTAAGAATGTTCATGGATGTTTTGAATCCCTGTTAAATAATCATACCCACCATTTTCATTTTTAGATTTAATGTAAACGTGTCTTTCTTCTTGTACGATACCATATTCAGTACCATTAGCTGCTACAGCTTCGTGTAATACACTAGACAAATGTCCGATAGTTGGTTTGCTTTCGTTAACCAATTCTTTTTTAATACCAGCAATCTCTAAGATTCTAGCTAATTTTTCGTCTATGTTTTCTATTTTTTCAGAACCTATTGGTTTCATATCTTAGTAATTTAAAATTATTATTCTTCTTATAAATATAAGCGAAAAGAGTAAAATATCAATATTCTATGTTTTCTAGGGATAAAAATTCATCTTTAACATCAATACCTATATCAGCTAATTTATCCATATACCCAGATCTTCTTAAATATTTGAAAACTAAATTCTCAGTGCTGAACTCTCCAGTTGCGTTTAACCCGCTTTTTCTGTAAGCTTTAATCTTTTCTTTTAGTTTTTTTAGTTTTAAAATCTTGGCATCTGCATCCTTTTCATTAGCAATATCCATTAATTTTTTATCAAACTCTTTTACTTTTTTAACAATATCTTTTTTATTTATTTCTGGTTTTTCTTTGCTCGGTTCTTTTCTCCATTTACTATAGAGAATACTGTATACACCGTCTGCTGCATCTAAAACTTCTTCAATATCTTGAACATACAATTCAACATCAAACCCTTTGATTTTTATATCGTGTTTTAAATTATATAACTCTTTTTTAGCTGTGAAAAATTCATCAACCAAGATATTATCATCATTAACAGCTTTTTTATCTATAACGACATGTAAATCAATATCAGAATATTCTGACCAGTTATAGTTAGCTAAACTACCAACAAACAAAATGTCCTCAATAGCAAAACTATCAACACCAAGACTTTCAATAAAATCTTTTGAGATAGCAATTAAACGTTCTCTAATTTCTTTTTTAAGTTTTATACCTTTAAAGTTATCAGATGATGGATTTTCCCATATATCCGAATATAAACTAGGTCGAACAGTAAAGCTTTTTAAAATATTGTCCATATTAGATAAATACCTCTGTTTTCAGTTA